CCGGCCGCCCTCCGGTGCCCACTGCTTCGATGTGCCGCCACCGGCGGAGAACAGGGCCACGTCGATGCCGTGGAAATCCGCCTTGGCGATGTCCTCAACCACGACCTCGCGATCCCCCCAGGGCAGGACCTTGCCCGCGGAACGCTCGGAGGCGAAGTAGCGGATCTCATCGACGGGGTAGTTCCGCTCCGCCAGCAACTTGCGCATCACGCCGCCGACCTGACCGGTGGCTCCAAAAACTCCAACTCGCATGGGCCCAATCCTAGAAGGAATCCCAGACAGTCGCGCCGATGCAACGTCCGTCCCGGTCGGGGGGGACGACCGCAACCGGACGGGGCCCCCCCGCCGCTAGGGCGGGTAGGGAGAGTGCCTGTCTTACTTTCTCGAAGAACCCCATGCCCTAATCATGCGGCATGGGGGTGACAAACCGGCTATTCGTTGTGGTTACGGTAGATATTTCGGGCGGCACTTTTAGCGGCATAGGGGTCATCATGGCCGGTTTTCAAGTGGCGCGCTAGGGCATACCAGGCGGAATTGCGGTCATCATGCAGTTCTCGCCACTCACATTTATCACAAGTGATGAGGATAGTATGGTCGGTGGCATCAATTGCTGGTGATTTACGTTTTTGGTTTCGCATAATTTATCCAATAAACGGCTCGGGAATGGCGGTCTCGGGGATTTGGTAGCCGGCAAGGGCGGCTAGGCCGGCTTCTAGGCGGGCGGTGCCAGCGGCGCTATTGCGTCTGCTGAACATTCGCCCTTTTTCGCCAACGTTGCGGAGTTCGGCTACGTCTAGTTCGTATTCGACACCGGCACAGCGGCGGACTCGGATAGGCATGGTGTCTGCTTCCTGGTCCAACGCCTGTAGAAAGTCTTCGGTGGCGGCGATCATTTCATCGGTGGATAGGGGTTTCCAATGTTCAGGCATGGCAATGGCCAGCTGGTCAGCTAGGCGTTTCGTTGGTCCGTATGCATCGCCGCATACTTCGGTGGCGATACCGCGGCGCACCAGCTCTTGGGTAGTGTCGATGACCCATTGCCGGCCGGGGCGGGCGTCGATGATCTCGATACCTACGCCCTGACCCTGGTTGATGGTGCCTACCGCGGCTAGGGCGGTGGTGGCACCGTCCCAGGACACGCCAACCCCCAGGGTGACCGGACCGTCGTCTAGCGGCACCGTCGTGGTGATACCGCGGTAGGCGTCTAGATCAATGGCCTTCTGCCTAGTGTTCTTTGAGCGCACATTGCCGTATGCCCTAAGCCACTCGTTGAAGTCCATATCCTCGTTTTCCAAAGGTTCGAGAACTTTTTCTCGGGTGCATAGTCCGGCCGCTACACCCGGGTGAGCAGCCAAGACGTCCTCGATAGTGAAGGAAGTGACCTCCTGAGGGTCAGCGGAGGTGCCGACACCGTAGTCAATCACCGCCACACGTGGCGATGGTTCGGCGATAGCCTTGTTGAGGCGGGCATGCCAGTAGTCGGATTCGGCGTCACCAGCGGCGCTAATCTGCACAATCTGGCTGTTATTCCTGGTCAGCTGGGTAGCACGCACCGCCTGCATCAAATCTTTACCTTGCTTCTGGGTAAAAGCCCACTGTTCGTCGGCAATAATTTTATCGCCTTGGCCACCATGAAGATACTGGCTAGTCGGCGGCATAGGGCGGATTTGGGACCCCGTGGCCACCACCACCGTCCTGGTCGCCCCAGCAGCAAGCTTGGTGTCCACGATCCCCAGGGGTTCCAGATACTTTTTGCTGGGCTCTACCAGCTCAGCGAGAAAACGCTCCCTAGCCGCCATACCGGTCTGGGCGGTAAACCACAGCTTCTGATAGGGGCGAGTCATGGCTACGTACATGAGCCAGTCCATGATGCATGTGGTTTTACCGGTCTGCCTGGGGAAACTCACCAGAATGGTGGTGAAAACCGGTGTTCCGTCAGGCCACTTGGCAACCAGGCGTTCCAAGATTTCCACCTGGTAGAACGTCGGCGACCGGCCCAGCAGGGCGGCAACCTTCTTCACCGCCCTGAGGTCAACAATTGCCCCCTCGGGGATAGGGGTTAGATAGCGGGGCTCTACTCTTCCTGGTAGCCAGGTGCGCATTATTCGGGGTCGGCCTCTAGGGCGGCTAGGTCCTCGAATAGCTGCTTGGCCAGGTCTTCGCTTTCCAGCTTCCGGCTCTCGGGCGTCATATGCGCCGCAGTCAATGCCTCGGTCATGGCCGGAATCAATTTGGCTGGACCATAGGGGCGATCTTGCTTTTCCAAAGCATCGAGTGCCCAGGCGCCTGCTCGAAGCACTGTGGCGATCCCTTCATCTATAGGGTGAATCACTTGATTCTCGCGGGCGGCGTCAAGGGCGGCGTCCATGGCCATGGAATGCCTGCCACGCAAAACGCAATCGGGCTGCTTAACGGCTTCGGCCTCGAAAAGGGCCTCCTGGCCCCCCCCCGGGGGGGGGGGGGGGGGGGGGGGGGGGGGGGGGGGGGGGGGGGGGGTGGGTTAATGTACCGACCCCGGGGGTTGGGGCCCAAAGAGAGAAAAAGAGTGCTGGCGCGGGACTGCCTAGGGGTCGGCCGGTTCTAAAAACCATCGCCGGCTCGGCGCCGCGTCACCGTCCCGACTTATAAGCGGGTGCAATCGGAACCACTCTTCGAGCGGCATGTCTTGGCGCGATGAGTTGCACGACTGGTGAGCCGGACGCAAGTTGTCTAGGTCATCACTACCACCGGCCGCCCGTGGTACCAGATGGTCGGCAGTGGTAGCGCCATAGGCGCCGCACAAGTGACACCTGGTGCCGAACTCCGCCAGACATGCGGCGGTGCGTTCGGTAGCGTATCGTCCGGCCCATGCCGGCCTACCTTCAGCAGGCATAGCCGTAGTCGTTCTGCGTACCATATAGGCGCTCACGCACGTAGGCGTGGGCGGCGGCGAAAGTGGAGAAGGACACCAACCTTATGCAGATTCCCCTTCTCCATGAGACCTCCCACAGACCGTCCTTGACCTTCTTCACCTTATATCTCACTTTATCCATAGCGTTTTCCGATTCCACCAGCTAGTAGCTCACGCGGTCCGGTGGTTTCCATTTCCTCATATAGTCGTTCATGAATGTAGTCGTGAGCAGCACGGAAGGAAGCAAACCGGTCGTACCTGATAGGCCAGCCATTCCAGCGAGTGACTACCATCCAGTCCTCTGGCAGGTGGCGTTTGAACACCTTGAATCGCCTCTTACTCATATCATTATCCTATTCTTTAGGTACTTCCAACCCTAGCTTTACAAACTCCTCACTGGTCCGCTCGATCCCGAACCGGGTATATTCATGCTTCATCATGGTTCGATATAGTTTCCTGATGAACAACTCGGCGGCGTCGATATCGTAGTCCGCAAGCGTCTTTATCGCCGCAACCATAGCGCTGGTTGGGGGGGGCGTTCATCTGTTCCTCGTCCTCAGCGTTATAGACGCTATTAAACAACGCAGACACTATGATTTGGGGCGTTGGCTTTACCTTATGTTGATTCATTACTTTTCCTTTTCTTCCTGTTGCTGACCATTGTTGCGTATCGCCCCCGTCGGTGTCGGTTGCGGCGTTTTCTGCGCCATTTTGAGCTTCTAGCCATAGGCTATCTCCCTTAGGCGTTTTCGGGCGGCGTTTGCCTTGGCACCACCAGCGATGGGGATATCTACACCGGCCATGACTACACCGGCCATTCGGGGAGTGGCTGTGAGCGCGTAGACGGCACAATCCCGAATAAGGGGGCAGTCTGCGCATAGAGCGTGTGCTCTAATAGTTCTAGGCTTTTTCGCCAGTGGGTGACCCCGCCAAGCTTCGGCGTTGTCCAGGTCCCACAGATGAGGCGCCGCAATGCATTTCGCTTTTGACCAACAAACTTTTTTAGGCATTTCGCCCCCGGGGTAGTACAGGTGATACAGGTGGTACAGGGGAGTGGTTGGGGAGGGTGCATAGGGGTAGGTGGTAGGTGGTAGGGGTTGGTGGTTCCGGTAGGCCAGGATAGGTAGAAGGTGAAGGCTAGGTAGTAGGGGGTTAGGGCAGTAGCCTAGGGAGAACCCCCAAGGGGTTCCCGGCTAGATGGCCTCCCCATTGGCGAAAATCCCATTTTTGACCGCTTCCATTGCCACCCCATGCCAAGTAGCCGTTCCGCCTCCTTGCGGAACGGCTTCCATAGGTCACACCACCAGCTGACGGGCCAGGTCAGCTGTGGCCACCCGGGACCAGGTGCACCGGGTGCTTACGGTAAGAAGCACATTATCCTGGTTACGTGTTGTTTTGTTTTTCTGTTGTGTCCTGTACACGTACAAGAAAGCAGGACGGAGGTATGATGAACAAAGGACAAAATATTTAGTTATAAGGCGTTCCGCAGCAGTTTACGGGGCCTGATACCCCCGCCCCCCCCCCCCCCACGCGGGGGGGGGGGGGCGCCCCACCAAACAAACACACAAAACAAC